AAGCTGTCCCTTGCTGACCTCTCTACCACGCTCGGGGATTACGCCGGGTCGGTAGAGAACACCTTCAATGAGACGCTGGACCCACTCGATCAGATGACGGTTGTGATGAACAACCTGAAGGATCTCGGAGCGGAGATTGTCGATGCGGCAGCTCCGATGATTACCGAGGCCATGACGCAGATCAAGGATGTCGTGACCGCACTCAAGGACGCATGGGATGGACTGTCTCCCGGTATGCAGGAGGCGATCGTGAAGGCAGCTCTCATCGCAGCAGCTGTCGGACCGGTTGTTGTGGGTGTCGGCAAGGTTGTCACGGCGGTAGGTTCCGTCACAGGTGTCGTCGGAAAACTGGTCGGTTTCCTCTCTGGCACTGTGATTCCTGCGATTGGGGCCGTGTCTGTTCCGATCCTTCCGATCATCGGGATCATCGCGGCGGTGGTAGCTGCCGTGGTTGCGGTCATCGAGATCGTGAAGCACTGGGGAGAAATCTCTGAGTGGTTCGGTGACGTCTGGGAAACCGTGTGCTCCGGAGTACAGTCCATCGGTGAAGGGCTCGGTAGCTTCTTCACCGGGCTCTGGGACGGTATCCAGTCCACCACGGAGACTGTCTGGAACGGCATAAGCAGCTTCTTCACCGGACTGTGGGGTGGAATCAGCACTACGGCAACGACGGTCTTTACCGGAATCTCCGATTTCCTTGGCAATACGTGGTCGACCATCAGCTCTGCTGCCTCGACGGCATGGAGCGGGATCACCACGATACTCTCAGGTGCATGGAATGGGATCAAGACGACAGCCGGTACTGCTTTTGATGCCGTAAAGACCACCATCAGTACTGCATGGGATACGGTAAAGACCAACACCGGCACGGCATGGGACGCCATTCAGTCCTCTGTGGATGAACACGGAGGCGGGATCAAAGGTGTGATCGGTACAGCGGTCGATGCCTACAAATCGATCTGGGAGGCAGGATTCTCGAAGATCAATGAGCTGACGGGCGGGAAGCTCGGCGATGCCCTCTCTTCCGCACAGGGAAAGCTCGATGCCATCAAAGGAGCATTCTCCTCCATGATCGAGAACGCCAAGAGCATCGTGAGTGGTGGTCTGGACAAGATCAAAGGATTCTTTTCCGGGTGCCATCTGGAGCTTCCGAAGATCAAGCTGCCGCATTTCTCCATCAGCGGAAAGCTCTCTGTAGATCCTCCTTCGGTTCCGCACCTGTCTGTGGACTGGTACAAGAAGGCTATGGATGATGCCTATATCCTGAACAGCCCGACGATCTTCGGCGCTGCAGGCGGCAGGCTTCTTGGCGGCGGGGAAGCAGGATCGGAAGCTGTGGTCGGCACCGATAAACTTGCTGAGATCGTGCAGGGAGCACTGGCTGGTGCAGGCGGCGGAGACATCATTATCCCGGTCTACATTGGACAGGAGAGGATTGACGAGATCGTCGTCCGGGCAACCCAGCGGAGCAATTACCGGTCAGGAGGGCGATGATGCTTAGTGAATATCCAATCTACTTTGATGACACCAAACTCTTCACACCGGAAAGCTGGGAAGAGAGCTATGCCGTCGTCGAGAGTACCAACCAGACAGAAGCAGGAACGGATCAGATCATTGTCACCAGGTATGACAAGCTGTCCGTTTCTGCTTCTTTTCAGTGTTCAAGTAGATGGGCGGCGACCTTTGCTGCGTTCCGGGACAAGGATAGCATTGCGGTGAAGCTGTACGACCTGAAGACACAGGATTATAAGACACGCACGATGCGGATACGGAACTTCAAAACTGCCCCGGAGAAGAACTCGGAAAAGACGGAGGGAACGAATGGGCTCTACACGGTGAGCTTTGACCTTGAGGAATTCTAAGGAGGGAGGCGCTTCATGTACGCAGTAAGTGAACAATACAAGGCTGCCATGAAGCAGCCGGTCCAGAGATTCCGGATGACGGGAACGATTGGTGACCATCCTTTTACAGATGATAACATCCTTGCCGGGTCCTTCTCCATCACCAATCAGTGCACGGGAAATGATGAGATCACGATCGGACAGGTCTATGTCGGAGAACTGGATGTAACGTTCATGAACATGCCGATCAGCCGATATGGGTGGAAGGGGCTGGAAATCAGGCCTGTCTTCGGAATGAAGATTGCGGATGGAACCTATGAAGATGTTCCTCTGGGTGTCTTTACGGTAGAAACGGCAGAGTGGACAGCCAGCGGTGTCGTCATCAAGGCCTATGACCATATGGCGCTCCTTGACAAGAACTGCAACAAGGTCATCACGGAGGTTACCCCATATCAGTGTGCGCAGGCGATTGCAGAAGCGACCGGTGTGAACTTTGCAAATACAGAAAAGGAATTCGAGTCTTTTGCCAATGGAACTACGATGATTTCTGAGACCACGACGAATGATGTCGAGACATGGCGGGATCTGGTCTCGTGGCTTGCACAGACCATCGGCTGCTTTGCAACAGCCGACAGGGAAGGAAACATTGTATTCCGGTCCTTTAACCAGACCGTTGTCGATACGATTGACGATGCGCACCGGTTCACGGGAGGCTCCTTCTCGGATTATGTCACTCGCTATACCGGGCTTTCTGTGGTCAACATGGAGGACAGCACAACCTCCTATTATGCCGAAGACGAGGATGACGGCCTCACGATGAATCTCGGGAGCAATCCCTTCCTCCAGTACGGTGTGGCTGCGACGAAGGAAGAAATGGCAAAGGCTATTCTGACTGCGATACAGCAGATCCGATATGTTCCATTCACGTGCCGTGCAATTGGAAATCCTGCCTATGACCTTGGAGATGTGCTGGTCTTTCAGAACGGTCTTGCGGATGGTGATGCGCTCTACTGTATTACAAAGTTCACGTTCAAGTACAACCAGTACTTTGAAATGGTGGGGGTCGGGAAGGATCCGTCCCTTGCCAGCGCCCGGAGCAAGACGGACAAGAATCTCGTAGGGCTCGCCTCCAATACCGATGAGAACCAGCTGGTCCATTACCGGTTCACAAATACGCAGGTGGTGGAAGTCGGGGATGGAAAGCGGGTACCGGTGGCCTCGATCCGGTTTGCAACGGCGACGAAGGCATCTGAAGTATCCCTCTGGGCAGAACTCCTGCTCGACACCAAACTCAGCACAACTCATGCTATCGGCAGCACGACATTGAAGGATGTGACGATTGCGGATTACAGCGCTCCGACACCTGCGGAACTGCAGAGTGAAATCAAAGAACTGCAGACCGGAGTCAGCGCCCTTGATGAACGGATGACCAGCGCAGAGACGGAACTTGCCTCACCGAGCAGGATGACCGTCACGGTATCCTATACCCTTGCCGGGGACGAGATCGATTACCACCCGGTGGAGACCTACGACGTCTCCGGGAAGCATATCCTTTCGCTTCATTACTACATAGGCGATGTGAAAGCAAATACGGTGTATCTCTTCGTGATCTTCCTCACTGCGGCGGGTGGGGCTCTCTATCTGGACACCAACTGCATCAACGCGGTGATCGAGGGCATGGGCCTTGCTGGGACAGGCAAGTGGGACGGCACGATTAATGCGGAAGAGGAATTCATCGGATTCTCGATGGGCTCCGTCATCGGGCAGCTTACGGATGAGGCAAAGACTGCACTGCTTACTCCTGTTCCGACGGGTGCAAGCGACGCGATCTCCTTTGATATGGCTTCCGTTCTTGGCAGCTTTACCGACAGCACAAACATCGGCATTGTGGTTCGGTATTTCATCCTTTCCGATACGGAAGGAAAGCCTGATTATAGCAGCACCTACATCACCACGAATTCGGATGATGCCTTTGCCCTTCAGACGCAGTTCAACGTAGAGAGTAATCCGGGGACCGTGGATACGGGACAGCTGGATGTCCTCGAAATCTACAGTGCCTATCCGGAGATCGAGACACTGGAGGAGGTGAGCCTGTGAGCATTCAAAGAGAAGACAACATCATGCGGATCACCTTTGAAGACGATACGTGGAAACAAGGTGAAGAGGAAATCCTGTCGGTGGCGGACGGTACCACGCCGTTCTATTCGGCAGAGACATGGCAGGTTGCCGGAGTGAATACGCTCCGCAGCGGCCAGATCACGGATAACGGGACCAGTGAGACATCCCTTACGGTTACGCTCGCGGAGGCGGGGAGTCTCGCCTTCAGCTACATCGTTTCCAGTGAGCAGAACTATGACTGGCTCCATGTGCTCGTGGATGGGACGGAGGTGCTGAAGAAGTCCGGAACCGGCACCAGCACCTTTACGGAATTCACCTACGATCTTGCTGCAGGCGTGCATACGATCGTGCTCCGCTACACCAAGGACGGTTCTCAGAGCAGGGGAAATGATGCCTGCGCGATCGGGTATCTCCTGTTCATGGGTGTAGAGCCGCCCTATGCAAAAAAATACCTGCTGACGGATTTCAACGGAAAGATCTACACGCTCGTAAATGGCGTGGTGACGGAAATTACAGACGCTGTCGCGGCAAATCTTGGCGAAGCCTCGTTCTTTCAGGAAAAAGGCTTTGATACCCTGCCGACTTCCGAACAGATCACGAGCCTTACGAAACCAATCATCTACCGCTGGTCGGATGGAAATCCGAAAGCCATGAAAGCGGCGGTGAAGGCCGTGCCGAAGAAGCAGACGATTCACTGTATCGCAGATCTTAGCCACGAGACCATCCACGGCATTACACAGATGACTGCCGTTTACACAGGGACGGTAACCGTATCGTACAGTTTTGATGGAACCACCTATACGGATGCGGTTGATATGGCCACATTTCTTGCAACGGACTATGCCTCGATCTATTCCGGCGCACAGGCGAATAAGAAGATCTGGTTTCAGTTCATGATCGAAGGAGCTGCCTCCTCCCTCACGAACTTTGTCATCACCTATAAGAACGATTGAGGAGGAGAAAAATGCTGAAAGGACATCTGCAGATTGATCTGCACAATGAAATCACAGGAGAGAACAAGCGGATCGAGCAGGA